AGCCCAGGTGCGATCCGCCTCTTCAATCAGACCAGTGCGTACGCCGTAATCTGCCAGCGCTGTGATTCCCTCAAATACATCCATGATTCTACCTTCGCTTTCTGCCCTAACAGCGGGATTTTTTGGAGCCTTTATTTTACCACATTTTGCCCTGCGTGGCAACCGATTTGCACAAAAAGGACGGAATTTGCTTTGACAGCTCGCTTCCTATGCGCACCCAAACAGGCGTCTCTGCATAGTATGCAGAGAAAAGGAGAGATGGTATGTTTAGTTATATAAAAAAATTGCAATACCCCATCAATATTAAGAATCCGGATCCCCGCGCTGCATCCATTATCATCAGTCAGTACGGCGGACTGTATTGCATTTAGATATAGAGTCAAAATATGGACAGTAAATGACGGTGTTAAGCCAAAAATCGCACTTATTTTTCAATTCGTGGCGGAAAATGCGGTTGAAAATCCATCAAATATAGTAGAATATCTCCAGTGTGTTGTCCGGTTTTTTGAATGTGATGTGATCTACAATGGAACGCAGGGCTTCGTTCTTGACACTTTCCGCTGTATCCGGAGACTTTATCAAATCCAGCACAAAACTGGCTTGCTGTACGAACTGGGGCGGAATTTCGCTACTTTGCTGCTTCTCGGCCTTGGCCTGTTCGGCTTTGAGTGTTTCAATCTTATTTTGAAATGCCCGCTTTTTGCGTCCATACTCTTCCAGTGTGTCATACCCGGCATCGTAGGCATCACTGGCCCGCTTGATCTTATCTTCTTCCTTGCGAATGAGTAGTGAGTAGTCTACCACTTCGTTTTGCAGCTGCTCCTTTGGAAGCACATTAAATTCCAGGGTCTCCAGGGACTTCTCAATGGCAGCAATCACCGCAGCGTTGGCCTTGCGTAGGGATAGGTAGTGCGATACCTTGCACTTGCCCCGGGCGTAGTTGTGGCATTGCACGGCGGGGTCCCTGGCGGCAATATAGGTGAGCGTGGCACCGCAGGTGTCGCAGCGTAAAAGGCCTTTCAGCATGAATGCAACCGGCTGCTCCTTGCGCTGCCATTTGCCATACCGTCTTTTCTGTTCCATGATCTTCTCCTGTACTTGATCGAATGTGTCTTGATCTATGATCGGCTGGTGCTTGCCGTCCACATACATAACCTTGCTGTTATCGCCCTTGTACCGGTCTCTGGAGGCTCTGCCGTCTGTGCTCCAGCGGATTTTACCCGCATACACCGGGTTCATCAGTATGTACTCCACAAAGCGGTTGTCCGGCGGGTTGCCTCGGTAGGTTTTTACGCCCATGGCGTCCAGCTCCATGGCGATCTTACGGTAGCCTTTACCGGACAGAAAAGCATTAAAGATGTACCGCACGGTGGGTGCGTCCTCGTTGGATGTGAACACCTTGTTTTGAAGGTCGTAGCCAAAGGCACCGGCGCTCATGGCTTCGCCACGGCTTGCCTTTTCCGTCATGCCCCGGGTCACTTCCTGGGACAGGCGGGTGCTGTAATACTCGTCCATGAATTCTATAATGCGCTCGATCAGCGGGGCAAAGGGCGAGTCGTCTATGGTCTCGGATATGGAGATCACCGACACGCCGATGCGCCGCAGCATGGACTTATATACGATGCTTTCTTCCTGGTTGCGGGCAAACCGGCTGAATTTCCATACAAGAATTGCCTGAAATGGGTGCTCCTTGCTTTTTGCAAAGGCGATCATATCATTGAACGCCTTGCGCTTCTTTACGCTGCGCCCGGAGATACCATCGTCATAGAACACATATTCATCCGGCACGCAGTAGCCGTTTCTGCCGGCGTACTCACGAATGAGCTTAAGCTGGCTGTCCGGGCTGTACTCGTCTTGCCGGTCGTCACTTACGCGGATATATGCCGCTGCATATTTCATTGTACCACTCCCATAGATTGTAGCTCAAGAATGCCCTGCTTGCCATTCTTGAGCGTAATGAACGCAGTGTAGATGTACTCTACAGATTCGTTACGAGAACTACTCATAGGCGCAACACCTCCTCAAGCAAGATTTTTTTCGGGCAAATTCCGGATTCGCTTGCAAAAGGAAGCCTCGATCGTTATACTTATAATGTACGGGGAAAGTATAGGCGGTTTGACCGAGCTTACTTTTCAAGCAAAGGCCTATCTGAGCGGCAACTCAGATAGGCCTTTGCTTTATGTCATTTGCGCCCGGTCCTCTATGCCGTAAAGCACCACCTTAGCTGCGCCGTACTGCCGGCCGATTTTTGTAGGTCCGATTTCTTATCCGATGCATTCAGGGCATGGACGGAGGCCGTCACTTTCTGCCGCTTCGGTGTTGTATATCCAAAAGGTTTTGTTTTCGTCAAACCGTGGACATGAATATTTGTGGTAATATTTTCCGCCATTTGTACACACGGCGTAGCGCTGGTAAAATGACAGCTCAAGTACATATTCATTATTGTTGATAAATGCTTGCTCATTCTCTTCGGCAACTGTGTTATAGTGAGCCAGCAACTCATCGTATTGTTCGTTGACACTTTTCAATGATCGCTGAATATCAACTTTTTCTGATTTTAGCTGGTTGCATTCTGCGTTTTTACTGATGGCCACGCCAGCAGAAATGACGGCAAGGACAATCGCTATAGCCATGCAAATAAATGCAATCTTTGTTTTGCGGTCTGTAGTATGCGTGGTGGCATATTTCGGCTTGACGATATTCACTTCTACATCGTCTACATTGTATGGATCTGCAGCTTTTTGATTGTGCGAAATAGAGCTGCTTTTGGATGATTGATATGATTTTTCGGACTCTTCAGTAAATCTGAAAGCATAATCTAAAACTGAGTTTAAGTAGTCCTTTATTTCTATCTTGAGCTCAACTGCATCATCAAAACCCAATAGCGCTACTGGCGGATTTGATGTGATAGGAATGTAGTGGCCGTTAACGATATCTTGCGATATGATATTGAAAAGTAGTGAGATAGCTTTTGCTTCTAAATTTTCGTCTGAAGAGTTTTCCAGATTGGATCGGAGATATTTGAACCGATTTTCCAGTATTGCTTCTATGTACTCTTTTGAAAAACTATCTTGATAAAGGTAACTCAATGCTGAAATTAGTCTCGGTGTAGTTTCGGCTACTATAATCGGATCATTTTGCACCAAGAAAAACAGCGTTGCAGCAATAGCGGCATCACATTTTGATATATCGTTGGCGTTGATTAAACTGTATCGGTTTTTGTCCTCTTCGTCAATAGAAAAGATAGCGATAGTTGTAACTACTCCGTCCAGCGTGAACGGTTCTTTTGTTTGCATTGTGTGCTTTAATGTGCGAATGAATATGTCCTGGTTATCGTCAGAATAACTCATGTATTGTCTCTCTTTCTTTTTCCACATAATATTTATATCGCCATGCGGCGGTATATACAAATTTTACCGTTCGATTTTCAGTTGGTTATGCAATTCCACATTCAAAGTAGAATTCAATGGCCTTGTGTATATAGTTCTCCGTCACATTGAAATGCTCGGCCAGCTCGTAAGGCTCCAGCCCCTGGCGCAGCTGCGCCTCCAACTCGGCCTTGGGGATCAACTTTTTTACCGCCCACTTATCTGCCCGGCGTTCGTGCTTACTGCGCCGGTCAAACGGTGCGTATAGGTTGTAAAACGACCCGGTTATGCAATGCCCGGCTTCGTGGGCCAGGCGGCAGCGGGCCTCTGCGGTGCTTTCCAAGCTCTGCTCGTCCAACGCTATGTAGTAGTCGTTTCCAATGTTGGCAGACGCAGACTTGGCAGCGGGCATACTGCCCAGATACACCTCAATATTATTGCGCTCGATCTCATCGAACAGGGACTCAGTTGTTGTCATTCTCTCTCTTTCTCTTATCTTTGATAAATTCTACAAATCCTTTAACTTCGTTCCACATCTCATCGGTGACTTCACCGTCACCACCAAATAGTGCCACTTTAGCTATCTCCTCCGGACTTTGTTGGTCCGGGGGATTTTTTATGTCCGTATTTCCCAAAAGGTAGTCGGTAGAGACACCAAAGTAGTCAGCGATCTTTTTCAAGCTGGAAGCAGATGGCACAGCCCCTTTGTTTTTCCAGTCGCTGACAGAGGCACGGGATATACCAACTGAAACGGCAACACCAGTCGCCGAAGAACCAGCTTCCACACAAAGCTGTTGGTATCTATCGTAAAAAGTCATAGTTTTATACCTCTGTTTTTGTGCAAAGTTTACAAAAGTTCATAAAACCTAACTTTTAGTGTTGACAAATTCATATTACCGAATTATAATTGCACTTGTAGTTAGGTTTACCGAACACGAAACAAGCCGGACTATGAGAGCGCTACCTCTTGTCAGTCCAATGTGCTGTTGATTTGCACATTCATAATAGCACAACAGTTCGGAAAATACAACTACAAATTCAAAAAATGTTCGTTTTTTAGAACGAAACGGCGGAAAGGAGTAAAAAAATGGACAGTTGGATTGCGGAAGCAGTCGGCACAATGCACATCAACAAAATAACCCAAAAAGCCGTGGCGAGCAAAATGGGATGTACAACTGACTATATCTCGATGATTTTAACCGGCAAGCGCAAACCGCCCCAGGCAAAAGAGCGGATCCTCGGCGCAATCAACGAGATCATCGCCGAGCGCAACAACTAAATATACGGCCAGCCTTTAGATAAGCAGCAGGCAGCGGGAATGTATTTTTTCATTTCTCTTTCTTTCTTTTCTTTTTTGATTTCCCGCACGCCCGCCCCACCCAACATCACATTTATCGCAGCGGGCGGTCTGCTGCTGATTTAAGGGCTGGCAAATAAAAAGGACCGACTGCGGGCACAGTCGGTCAAAGGAGTTGATAAGCTTAATATAATGAGTAAACACAATTATCAACACCTATAGTATAGGCGTTGAGAGAGAAAAAGTCAAGGCATACGGACAATCCGGCCTTGCGTAACTTTAATTGAGGTGAACGAAATGAAGAAAGAACTGACCACCGTGATCATGGTTATGGTGGACGGCAAGGTTAAGCCCTTGGAGGACTTGACGGAAGAAGAACACAGCCGCATGCTGGCGGCGATGGCGCACCGGCTCACAGAGAGCATGAGCGACTACTACGCCCAGCACCCGGATGAGGTTAAGGAGTTGGCGAAGATATGACAAGACGAGAAAAGACGGCAGTCAACTGCAAAGGAGAATAACAATGGATAATGAGAAGTTGAAAGAGATACTGGAACGCCACCGTAAGTGGTTGAACGATGAGGACGGCGGCGAGAGAGCCAACCTGCGTGGAGCCAACCTGCGTGGAGTCAACCTGCGTGGAGCCGACCTGCGTGAAGCCAACCTGCGTGGAGCCGACCTGCGTGAAGCCAACCTGCGTGGAGCC